TCAGCCGTGTGTACGGCAGCGCGGGCAGCCCCAACCCGAGCCGATCGGGGGCTCCGGATGCGCCGGATTATGCTCCGGCCGGCAGTCGTGATACAGCGAGCACTCCTCCTCGAACGCCGCCTTCGCGGTCGCCGTGTAGTCGAACCGGAAGTGCCGGTACTTGCCAATATGCCGTTGCAGCTGGGCGTTCACGTCGGTATCCGAGCGACCTACGTAGTCGACGTGGAACCCGTCATCGGTGGCTTCGCCCAGGACGAAGATTCCCGGGCAGTTGCGGGTGACGATATTGTCCAGCGCCTGACCGCTCAGGTGATAGGGACCGTCACCGAATAGTGCACCAGACATCCGACCGCTCCAGTTGTGCGAGGCACCGCGACCACACCCATGGGGCGAACCCCGGCGCCGCTGCGACCGGAAAATCAGCGGGGACGCGGCGACGATTCCGGTTGCCCAGCCGCCCCAGGAATCGGTATATATTCCTCCATCATCGGCGACAAGCCTTCCGGCCCCACACGGCAGCCATGCCAGGGGCAAGGCCGCGCCCGAGACCCGCCCCTCACTCGAAGCGGATGCCGCCGCCGGCCGACACGCGCCACGTCCCGCCACTGCTGACCTGGGCCGGGGACGCGGTGGCGCCGCTGTGCCCGGCCGCGCACCATACGAAGATGTTGCAGCGGCTGGGCGAGCTGGCCGACGGTGGGTGCGACCGGCTGATGCTGTTGATGCCGCCGGGCAGCGCCAAGAGTACATACGCAAGCGTGGTGTTCCCGGCCTGGTACCTGCTGACCCGGCCGAAGGCGCGCGTGGTCGCCGCGTGCCACACCGAGAGCCTCGCGGCACATTTCGGCAGACGGGTGCGGGCCTTGGTGCTGGAACACGGTCCCGCGAGCGAGGACGGGCTGGCACGCGACGATCGCGCGGCCGGGCGCTTTGCGACGCGGGCCGGCGCCAGCTACTTCGCCGCCGGAGTGCGCGGGCCGCTGCTGGGGCGGCGTGCCGAGTTGATCGTGATCGACGACCCGATCAAAAGCGCGGCCGAGGCGGAAAGCGCCACGCTGCGCGACGCGCTGTGGGACTGGTATCGCGCCGAACTGACGACGCGGCTCACGCCCGGTGGCAAGATCGTGCTGGCGATGACGCGCTGGCACGAGGACGATCTGGCCGGCCGGTTGCTCGCCAGCGGCGACGACTGGCAGACGTTGAGGATGCCGGCGCTGGCGGAGGCGGGCGATCCCGAGCGGCCGGAGGGGGCGCCGCTGTGGCCGGAGTGGGAGGACGCGGCGGCTCTCGCGCGTCGGCGTCAGGCGGTGGGGCCGCGCGCCTGGGCCGCGATGTATCAGCAGTCGCCGCGCGGCGACGCGGAGGCGCTGTTTCAGATCGGACGCATCGCCGTGCTGGAGGTGGAGCCGGCCTGCCGCCGAGCGGTGCGCGCCTGGGACCTCGCGGCCACCGCGCCCGGCGAGGGGCGCGACCCGGACTGGACGGTGGGCATCGAGCTGGGCCGCACGGAGGCGGGCGGGTTCGTGGTGCTCGATGTCCGGCGGTTGCGCGGCGGGCCGCACGAGGTGGCCGAGGCGATCGTGCAGGCGGCGCGGCTGGATGGGCGGGAGGTGGCGGTCGGGCTGCCGCAGGACCCTGGACAGGCCGGCAAGCAGCAGGTGGCGTGGCTGACCGGGCTGCTGGCCGGGTTTCGCGTGGTGGCGGGGCCGGAGACCGGATCGAAGCGGACGCGGGCGGAACCGGCGGCGGGGCAGGTCGGCGCGGGCAATCTCTCTATCGTGCGCGGCGGCTGGAACCGCGCGTTCCTCGACGAACTGCGGGAGTTTCCGGGCGGGCGCAAGGACGACCAGGTGGACGCGCTGGCGCGCGCGCTGGCGATGTTCTCGGACGCGCCGGCGCGGGTGGTGCAACTGGCGATGATCGGACGGTAGGGCGCGGGCCGATGAGCTCGGAAGACCAGGGCCGGCAGTACCATGGCTGGTTCGGCCATGGCACGTCGGGCAAGGCGGACGATGCCCGGTTTGGCCGGATCGTCTACGGCGCGATCGGCTACCTGCCGGCGGCGCTGCGGGCGCGCTGGGACGGGATGTTGTCGCGCGGACCGGCGAGACGCGTCGTGGACGTGCTGCGCGGGGTGAGCGAGGCGAGCGGGCTTTCGCCGAGCCGGTTCGGGGCGTTGCTGCCGGACACGGTGGGCGCGATCGCCGCCGACCGCTTGCAGGCGGCCGGGCGCGCGGCGGCGTCGGCGCGCACGCTGGATGACGAACGGGCGGCGAGCACGGCGTTGGCCGATGCGGTGCAGGCGGTTGGGTTCGATAACTGGTCGCGGTTCGTGGCAAACGTTGATAGGGCGTTCGAGCAACGATCCGCAGATGCGAATACCATAAGAACGGCGGCTGCCGGAGAGCCCGACCCAGAAAATGAGTCGCGTGGGTTGGCAGAAGAATTTGTCGATCCGCTCGCATCCGCCCGTGTTGCTCAATTCAATGCGTCTATCACCAAGCTCAGAGCCCTGGACCCTAACAATTCTCTTCTGAGCTACGTTGTCGGACCTGGATACGTGCCCGCGCAGGCGGACATCGACCAAATAAACAGCGCCATCGAAAGTGTTACGATCCAGAGGATCACAAACTACATTCTTCCCGAGGGAACGCCAATCGGGCAGCCGGGCGGAGGAGTTGATATCCGGGTTCTGCCCCGGGGGGTTGCCGGCAGCACAGAAGGCGTTCGAATATCTTAGCGTGGGAGGTGTCAAGGTTACCGGTGGTTCCTATCCCGGGATTCGGGTAAAGCTTCCGGGGAGGGCAGGGTTTGTTTGGCTCAGGCCTACCACATCAAGCTCCGGGTCGCCAGGCGTAGACATCAATGTTCCAGGCGTTCCTTATCGGACCCTGCACTACTGAGGACAGAATATGACTTTGACCGACGATCTCGCTCAGAACTACGTCAGGCACGCCGGCACGGACTACGTGGGGCTTTGGCAGATCGTCGCGCGGCTCCGCGAGCAACACGGGTATGTCGAACAGGACGCCCTGACGGACATGACTTTGAAGGTTGTCAGGCAATTGATCACCCGAGGGGTTCACCCTGGAGACTACGATCGCAACGGGTTCCGGCGTTGGCCTCTCGATGCCGACGCAAGCATTGAGCGCATCCGACGGGAATGGAACGCGCTTGCCGACGATCCGACGTTGGCCGAACCCATTTGCTGGTTCGCACCGCGATAGTGCGAAGATCCAGGTTCCTCGGGCGGGTCGCTCTCCGACCTGACCCGCGGGCCACCCGGCGCAGCACGGCCGCTCCGTGTTGCGACGACAACGCCAGCGCCTGAGATATCACAAAGCGCCCGACCGCCCTGGTTTAAAGCCGCGCGGCATGGCTCGCCGCGCCCCGGAAAGGACACGCATGTTCGACACGATCTGCGCGCTGATCCCCAACGATCCTGCCTATCCGGAGCGGACGCGGCGGCTCGATATTCTCACGCGCGTGCTGCAAGGGCGGCTGTACGACGTGCTGCCCTACGAGTTCCACGAGGAGCGCGGCGCCGGCGGCGAATACATTCCGCTGCGGCGGCGCCGGCCCTCGGTGCGCTATCCGCTGGCCAAGATCGTCGTCGACGACAGTCTTTCCCTGGTGTTCGGCGAGGGGCATTTTCCGACGCTGGAAAGCGGCGACGCGCGCAGCCGGGCACTGCTCGGCGACATCGCGCGGGAAAGTTCGCTGAACCAGACGATGCTGGAAGCGGCGCTGCGCGGCTCGGTCGGCAGTGTCGCGGTGCTGCTGCGGGTGCTGAGCGGCCGGGTGTTCTTCCGCGTGCTGCCGAGCATGTATCTGAAGCCGGAGTGGCAGGCGGCGGTGCCGGACCAGCTGGCGCGCGTCACCGAGACATACAAGGTGCCGGGCCGGATGCTGGCCGATCAGGGCTACGACATCGAGGACCCGCTGACGGAGTTCTGGTTCCAGCGGGCATGGGACGACACAGGGGAAACCTGGTTCGTGCCGACGCCGGTCGCCGACGGGCCGCCGACCGAGATCGATCCGCTGCGCAGCGTGCAGCACGGGCTTGGCTTTGTCCCCATCGTGTGGATCAGGAACCTGCCGGGCGGCGACGACATCGACGGCGCCTGCACGTTTCGCAGCGCGGTCGAGACCGGGATCGAGATCGACTACCGGTTGTCGCAGGCCGGGCGCGGACTGAAATATTCGTCGGACCCGACGCTGCTGATCCGCGAGCCGGCCGGCGTGGACAACGAGATCGTGCGCGGCGCCGGCAACGCGCTGGTGGTCAGCGAGAAGGGCGACGCCAAGCTGCTGGAGATCGGCGGCACGGCGGCGAGCGCCGTGATCGACTACGTGCGTTTCCTGCGTGAAATGGCGCTGGAGGGCGTGCACGGCAACCGCGCGAGTGCCGACCGGCTGAGCGCGCCGCAGAGCGGGCGGGCACTGGAACTGATGAACCAGGGCCTGATCTGGCTCGCCGACAATCTGCGCGTCAGCTACGGCGGCGCGCTGTTGCAACTGGCGCAGATGGTGGTGCGCGTCTCCGCGATCTATCCGCTGGTGGTGCGCGGCGACGTGGCGGCGCCGCTCGATGCGTCGGCGCCGCTGTCGCTGCGCTGGCCGAATTGGTATCCGCCGGACGCGCCGGACCGGCAGAGCGATGCGGCGACACTGACGGCGCTGACCGCGGGCGGGCTGCTCAGCCAGGAGACCGCGGTGAAATCGCTCGCCGACGTCTATGGCATCGACGACGTGGCCGCGGAACTCTCGCGCATCGCGCGCGAGCAGGCGGTGGACAGAAAGGCGCAGGCATGAGCGAGAACGTGACCGATCCGAAGCCGGCGGACGACGCCGCGGCGCGCGCGGCGGAACTGGAACGGCGGCTGGCCGAGGTGGAGGCGCAGGCGCACCAGCGCATCGTGCGCGCCGAGTTGAAGGCGGAGGCGTTGCGCGCCGGCATGGTCGATCTCGACGGGTTGAAGCTGCTCGACGTGTCGCGCGTGAAGCTGGGCGAGAACGGCGAGGTGGAAGGCGCGCAAGCACTGATGCGCGACCTGCGGCGGGCGAAGCCGTGGCTGTTCGGCGGTGCCTCAAGTTCCTCGACCGCCAGCGCGCCGCCGGCGCAACCGCCGCAGCCGCGGCGGGCGACCGAGATGAATTTCGAGGAGTGGCAGCGCGCGAGGGCCGAGTTGCTGAAGCGGCGGTAGCGCGATAAGCGGGCAGCAGAGCTGGCAGTGCCAGGGTCGGCAGCAGCACGGCTGGTTCGGCAGCGGCACGTGCGCGTCGCATGGCGCCATCGGCAGCTACGACGGCCGCTTCCAGCGGATCGTGTTCGGGGTGATCGGCAACCTGCCGGCGGCGTTGCGCTCGCGCTGGGATGGGAGGTTGTCGCGAGGGCTGGCTGGACGCACGGCGAATATGCTGAGCCGGTTGAGCCACGCGAGCGGGCTGGACGCCGGCAGGTTCGCAGTGTTGCTGCCCGACTCGGTGGGAAGCATTGCCGCTGGGAGGATACAGGCGGCAGCGCGTGTTGCCGCGGCTGCGCGCACGCCGGACGACGAAAGTGCGGCGAGCGCCGCGATGCGGTGCAGGCAGTGGGTTTGGACGGCTGGTCGCGGTTCGTGGCCGGAGTGGAAGAGCGGACGACCGATGTCGGCGGTGCTGGGATCATCCGCGCCCAGGAACTTGTGTTGCCGCGCGCACTTCCTGGCGACTTGCCATATGAATTGTTCTCCAGGCCGCCGGAGGAGATCGTCCCGCGCAACATGGAGCGCATCCCCGGCCAGAGCGGCAAGGAAGCTGCGAGCGACATCCCGAGTTGGGCACGGGGCATTCCGCGCCGGATCGGCGAGACTCCACAAGATTGTGCGAAGCGCCTCATGGACGGGAAGTACGGCAAGAGCGAGTGGGCGGATTGATTCAAGGAATACAATAAGTTAAAGAAGTGGGGATCGCGGGCTTGGCGTGATCCGGCTGAAACCCCACCTCCCATCCAAGGTGGCAAGCCGCAGGCATGATCTCCGGAGAACTTCGATGGACGCCGTGTTTGAGCTCTGGCACTACAAGGTCAAGCGGGGCCAGCCGCCCGACCAGACCGATCTGCGGCAAGATGCCAAGGATCTTGGCATCTATTCAAGCGAAAGCAATGCGCGCGCCGCGACCGAGCGGCGACGAGATGATCCCGGCTTTCGCGACTGGCCGGATGGGTTCCGGATTGAGCGTGTATCTGTTGATCCAACGAACCAGTCGCAAACTGGTAGCAAGTCTGATCGAGTGTTCCAGGTCTGGCACTTCCGGATTGGTTCGGACGACGAGGCGGACACGGAGGAGCTGCAGCAACGACCAAATCAACTCGGCACCTATCGGAGCGAGCAAAGCGCCAGGTTGGCGGTCGAACGATTTCGGCAGGATCGCGGATTCGAAGATTTTCCAGGGGGGTTTCGCATTTTCCCTCGACGCTTGGACGTGGACCACTGGCAAGGAGGCTTTGTTCCCTGGGACGAAGCCTGACGTCGTCCATGTCACCGCCGCGGCCGCGGCGGGCGACCTAGATGAATTTCGACGAGTGGCAGCTCGCGAGGGCCGAGTTGCTGAAGCGGCGGTAGCGCGATGAGCGGGCAGCAGAGCTGGCAGTGCCAGGGTCGGCAGCAGCACGGCTGGTTCGGCAGCGGCACGTGCGCGTCGCATGGCGCAATCGGCAGCGACGACGGCCGCTTCCTGCGGATTGTGTTCGGCGTGATCGGCAACCTGCCGGCCGCGTCGCGCTCCCGCTGGGATGGGAGGTTGTCGCGAGGGTTGCCGGGACGGACGGCGAATGTGCTGAGCCAGTTGAGCGACGCGAGCGGGCTGGACGCCGGCAGGTTCGCGGTGTTGCTGCCCGACACCGTGGGGAGCGTTGCCGCCGGCAGGATACAGGCGGCAGCGCGTGCCGCGGCGGCTGCGCGCACGCCAGACGACGAACGTGCGGCGGGCGTGGCACTGGCCGGCGCGGTGCAGGCGGTGGGGTTTGATAATTGGTCGCGCTTCGTCTCGGTGGTCGAGGAGCATCATGCGAAGGATCAGACCGGGCCCGGCGCCCCGGAAGGAACGCTGCTCGCTGGCGGTTACACGGATCCGGCCGCTGCGTGTCTCGCGCTCGGCATGGACAAGGGCACGTTCAGTCGTAATCTGCATGCCGTGAAGCGCCACGCGGGACTGCGCGGCGATGACGACATCATCATTCTCGTCCCCGGTGGCGATGTCATGCACAATGGCGAATGTATTGGCAACGTTCATGACGGTTAAAGCAGCATCCCTCGACTGGGACATCCTAGCCAGCGTGCGGCTCTGGAGCGAGCACGTTGACTTGGCAATATCGACAGCCGATCTCGACCCCGCCGGCCAGATCGTGCGGAAGGGGGACCAGATGGCGGCGCCTGCGTCGAAGGCTTCGTGGATCGCTCCGCGCAATTACTACGCTACGCGGGATGCCAAGATCCGCGACCCTGCTGGCGTTAACGCTTGGCTGGATCTGACGGTGCGGCGGCTGCGGCGCTGCGCGCCGCTCCTAACATTGATCCAGCGCAAGGACATCGAGGCGGTGTTCTGGATTTATGTTGCCGGTGGTGTTCGCGGACAGTTGCCCGCCATTCCGGGATCGATCGTCTCGCGCGTCACCGAGCTTGGCGCCCGCATATACATCGAGCATTGGTTCGCCGAACCGGAGCCGATCGACGGCTGGCCGGAACGGATCTGGCTTCCCGCTGGTGGTGCCCCCTAGCCGAAGGTGCGATTGGCAGCCGCGACGAACTTCGAGGAGTGGCGGAAGGCACTGAGGAACTGTTGAAGCGGCGGTGGATGTGTTCGCTTCCGACTCGCGTCGCGCGAGCGACTATGAGGAAATTGCGGACCAGGTGATCCGCTCGCTCGTGTTCTGGTAACGCGCCGCACCTACACCTGATCGTGCCGCCCACCTGACCAGGGACGCTGCTGACGCGGCGCGACCACGCCGGTTCGCAGCCACGAAACGGCCAGCGGTGGAGTAGTCTGGCTCAAAATACGTGTTAGTGCCGCACTGCGGCAACTTCGAAAAGACCTGGACGAGTTTTGCCCGCCTCGCGCTGCGAGCGGGGCGGGCTCGCGCGGGTGCGTTCCAACGTTCTGCAACACGAGGACCCCGATGGGCATTCAGAACTTCCCGCCGTCCCTGCAGCCGATCATCCAGCTCGGCTTCCTGGAGCGCGAGTTCCAGGCGGCGCTGCAAAGCCGACTCGGCTATCGCGCCGTCGCCGATCGCGAGGAATTCGCCGTCGGCATCGGCGAGACCCTCACCAAGACGCGCGCGGGCCTGAAGCCCTCGATCACGACGCCGCTGGTGCCCTCGACCAACACCAACCTCGACAACGGCCTGACGCCGGCGAGTTTTGGCGTGGAGCAGTACACGATTTCGCTGAACTTCTACGCGGCGACCGCCGACCTCAACATGGTGACGAGCCGTGTCGGCATCGCCAGCCAGTTCCTGCTGAACGCCGCGATCAATGGCGAGCAGGCGGCGCGCAGCCTCGACGAACTGGCGCGCAATGCGCTGTTTCCGGCGTATTTCGGCGGCAACACGCGGGTGCGCGTGACGCTGGGAAGCGCGGGGCCGGCGGTGAGCGTGGACGACATTCGCGGCTTCACCCAGGTGTGGGTGAACGGCGTGCCCACCCCCGTCAGCACGACCTACACGCTGACGGTCACGGTTGGCAGCAATGTCTATCTGCTGGTCGGTGCGACCGCCGATGTGACCAACGTTTCGATGGCGCCGAACGGCATTTCCGGCGTGCTGACGTTCGCGACCTCGGTGACGGTGGCGGACGGCACTGCCAACAACACGGTGACAGCGGCGACCGCGAGCACGATCGTGCGGCCGAATTCGCGCGCCAACACCACGCAGATCATCGCGACCGACACGCTCGACATGGCGACGCTGTTGACCGCCGTGGCGACCCTGCGGCTGAACGCGGTGCCGGAGATCGATGGTTTCTACAACTGCTATCTCGATCCGGTCAGCGCAAAGCAGCTATTCGGCGATCAGGCGTTCCGGCAGTTGTTCACCGGCGCCACCAGCGCCAACCAGGTTTTCAAGCAGGGCCTGATCAACAACTTCCTTGGGCTGCGCTTCGTGCCGACGACCGAGGCGTACGTCACGGCGAACCCTGCGATCCTCGGCGGGCTGATCCGGCGGCCGATCGTGTGCGGCAAGGGCGCGCTGATCGAGGGCGACTTCGCCGCGATGGCGGAATCCGACGTGGCGCCGAAGGACTCGATCGTCTCGATGGTGGATGGCGTGGCGATGGTGACGCGCGAGCCGATCGACCGGCTGCAGCAGATTATCGCGCAGAGCTGGTACTGGATCGGCGGCTTCTGCACGCCGTCGGACACAACGACCAATCCGGCGACGATCCCGACCTCGACCAACGCTGTGTTCAAGCGCGCGGTACTGGTGGAGCACGCCGGCTAACGTCGCGCACGCACGCTCGTCGTCCCCCCCCCCCCCTCTCGCCGTTTGACGGCGGGAGGGGGGATACCCAGCCTGTGTCCTGCGGAGTTCGCGATGAGCTACTCGTCCGCGCCTGCCGCGTTCACCGACGCGCAGAAAACCGACATCCGGCGTTACTGCGGCTATCCGGCCTATGGCGCCGGACCCTCGGGGTTTCAGGGGTGGCGGTTCTTCCAGGCGTACGGATTGCTGGAATACCGGATGAACAACCTGTCCGACGCCGAGGTGGCGGTGGTGACCAACTACCTGACCACGCTCCCGACGCTGGAATGCGCCATTACCGACGCCAGCACCCGGCTGGATACCTCGGAGGCGGCGGTGTGGACACGCAACCCGTACGAGGTGCGCGAGCGAGCGGCGTTGTTCGATGACTGGCGGCGACGGCTGTGCGCGTTCATGGGCGTGCCGCCGGGACCGGGCCTGGGCGCCGGCACGCTGGCACTGGTGGTGTGATGATGTCGCCACTTGCAAGCAACAACTGGGATATTCCGAACGCGATCCAGCGCGGACTTGGCGCGGCCGCGCGCGCGGTGGGCGCGTGGTGCAGCCTGTATCGACCGCAAAGCGCGAATCGGCCGATGGACGGGAGCAACAGCCTGCTGCGGCTGCCGGCGGCATTCGCCAACCCGCGCGGACTGAACGCCCCGGTCGGCTACGGCGATGCGTTGTGGGAGGGGTATTTCGACGCCGGCTACTCGCGGCCGGGCGACTACATCGCGGGTCCGGACGGCGTGTTCTTCGTCGCCGCGCAGCCGCGCCTGGGGCCGGTGCTGTGCGTCAAGACCAACCGCGTGCTGGGCTTCTCGCGTCCGACGCCGCCGCTGATGGCGGGCGTGAACTGCTACATGGGCGTGCAGCCGGACACCGCCCTGCCATTGCTGGTCGACTGGCCGGCGAGCGTGCTGGCGGCCGGCGTCGGCGGGCGCGGGCCGCTGCCGGCCGACGCCCCGGGCGTGCATGGCGGCTCGGGTGGTTGGGCGGTGCTGCTGCCGGCGTTCCGCTCCGCGGGCGCGACGGTACTGCTCCGCCCGGGCGATCTTGTGCACGACGATCTGGCGCGCACCGGCGTCGTGGCGAGCGCGGAACTGACGGCGCTCGGCTGGCGGTTGCATGTGCGGCAGGCGGCAAGCTGATGGCGGACCAATCGGACGTGGAGACCGCGCTGGTGGGCGTGGTCGGCGGCGCGCTTTACCCGAGCGGACTGTTTGCGCAATGCGTGGTGCCCGGCGCGGTATGCCGAATCTATCGCGGCTGGCCGGTGCCCGCTGCGCTGGACGCGGATCTCGCGGCCGGCACAACCAACATTTCCGTCGTGGCGGTGGGTGGCCAGTCGCGCAATACGACGCGCTGGCCGGACGCGTGGATCCCGCAAACGCAAACGGTGCCGACGCTGACGGCGACGGTGAACGGCGATGCGGTGACGTTCGGCGGCACCGGCGGCGCAGGACAGGTCGCGGCGGTGATCGCCGACACGGCATGGGCGGCGTGGCGCCTGCAGGCGACCGATACGCCACAGAGCGTGGCGGCGGCGCTGGCGACGGCGCTTGCCAATGCGCGCAGCGCGAGCGCCAGGGGGGCCGTGCTGACGGTGCCCGGCGCGATCCGCCTGATCGGGCGGGTCGAGGCGGATCAGCCGACACTGCGGCTGTCACGGCGGCAGTTGCAGGCGTTCCGGCTGACGGCGTGGTGCGCCGACCCGATGACGCGCGACGCGGTCGGCAGCGCGGTCGACGCGGCGCTCTCGGGCATCGACTTCATCGGCCTCGCCGACGGCACCAGCGGACGGCTGCGCTACATCGCGTCGGTCGTTTCCGACCGCTGGGAGGATGCGACGTTGTACCGGCGCGAACTGACCTATAGCGTCGATTATTCGACGTCGATCGCGCTGGACCTGCCGCGCATGGCGGTGGGCGCCTTCATCCCGACGCTCGGCGAAGGCGGCATTGCGGAAACACTGCTGAGCTGAACGACGACTTGGTCCGGCACGGCGACGAACGGGCCGGCAACCCACTGGCAGGAGAGCGAACAGAATGCCGATTGTGCAGCAGGGCAGTATCAACACCACGGCGTTGGTGGTGCCCGACCTCTATGTGCAAATCGTCCCGCCGCAGAACCTGCTGCTGAACGGTGTGCCGACCGACATCGTGGGTGTCGTCGGCAGCGCGAGCTGGGGCCCGGTGGGGCAACCGGTGATCGTGGCAACGATGTCCGACTATGCGAGCGCGTTCGGGCCGCTGGTGGCGCGCCCGTACGACATGGGCACGCAGGTGGCGACCGCGGTGCAGCAGGGCGCACAGAACTTTCGCTGCGTGCGCGCGACCGACGGCACCGACACCGCGGCGAGTCTGACCCTTCCGGGCACCGCCTTCACGTTCACCGCGCGGCACACTGGCAGCCTTGGCAACACGCTGCTGGTGATCCTCGGGTCCGGCAGCCAGGCGAACACGTGGCGGCTGACGGTGATGCTGCCCGGCATCCTGCCAGAGGTGTATGACAACATCGCTGGCACCGGAGCAACGTTCTGGCAGAACCTGGCGAACGCGGTGAACCTGGGGCAGGGGCCGCAGCGAGGGGCGAGCGGCCTTGTGACCGCGAGCGCCAACAGCACCGTGGCCACACCCGCCGCCGGAACCTACGCCTTCGCCAGCGGCACGCCAGGCACCGATGGTGCGACGAATGTGACCTCGACCACTCTGGTCGGCCTGGACATCGTGCCGCGCAAGGGGATGTATGCGCTGCGCGGCCAGGGCTGCAGCATCGCGCTGCTGGCCGACAGCATCGACCCGACGCAATGGACGACGCAGGCGCAGTTCGGACTGTCCGAAGGCGTCTACATGATCCTGACCGGGCCTGCCGGCGACAATATCGAGAACGCGGTGACCACCAAGCAGAATGCTGGGCTGGACAGCTACTCCTGCAAGCTGATGTTCGGCGACTGGGTATGGTGGAACGACCCGGTGAACGCCGTGCTGAGGGTGGTCAGCCCGCAGGGGTTCGTGGCCGGGCGGCTTGCCAACCTCAGCCCCGAGCAGAGCAGCCTGAACAAGCCGCTGTATTCGGTGGTGGGCACGCAGCTCAGCGGCGCGGTCGGCACCGGCACGAATACCACCTACGCCGCCGCCGACCTCGCGGTGCTGTTCCAGGGCGGCCTCGACGTGATCGCGAATCCGCAGCCGGGCGGCTCGTTCTGGGGGGTGCGCGGCGGCTTCAACAGCAGCAGCAACCCCGCGATCAACGGCGACAACTACACGCGTCTGACCAACTACATCGCGGCGACGCTGGCGTCCGGCATGGGCCAGTATGTCGGGCGGGTGGTCAACGCCAGCCTGTTCCAGCAGATCCGCGCCACGCAGCTCAGCTTCCTGCAGAACATGTTGAGCCAGGGGCTGCTCGGCAGCACCGACGGCAGCCTGCCGTTCAGCGTGATCTGCGACACCAGCAACAACCCGCCAAGCCGGACCGGCCTCGGCTACGTGCAGAGCGACGCGCAGATCCTCTACCAGGCGATCAACCAGTTCTTCATCGTCAACATCGAGGGCGGGCAGACGGTGCAGGTGCAATCGCAGGTGCTGCCGAACGCCCCCGGCTCGCTCGCCGCCTGAAACGTCAGCCGCATCCTAGCCAGTTTGAGAGGGACGAATGTCCGGCAGCATGTTTTCCGTCGGCCGCGACTGCCAGGTGGTGGTGCTCGGCGCTTATGGCCGCGTCGATCTGGTGCACGTGACCGGGTTCGAGGGACGGCAAATGACAGCCTCGGTGCGGGTGGACCGGATCGACGGAGTGCAGCTCGGTGCCGAGTTGCCGAAGGGCTGGGAAGGGCACTTCGATCTGGAGCGGGGTAACTCGGCGGTGGAAGACTTCATCGCCCACCTGGAGGCGGATTTTCACAACGGCCTCTCGCCGGCACCAGGGACCCTCTACCAGTACATCACCGAGTCCGACGGTTCGACGAGTACTTATCAGTACAACAACGCTGTGTTCCGTCTGGCGAGCGCGGGCCTGTGGCGCGGCGATGCCAGCGTGAAGCAGCGGCTCGACTTCTTCGCCAGCACGCGGGTGCGGATGTGACCGGGACGCCGTCGGCGAGGGTGATCGCGGCGGCGCAGGTGGCGCCGAGCGTGACCGACGCGCAGGGCCGCCGACTGCAGTTGCGGCGACTGACCGCGCTGGACAAGCTCCGGCTGTTCAAGGCGGCCGGGCCCGGGCTGGCGCAAAACCAGCCCTGGCTCGGCATGGCGGTGCTGGCGGCGAGTGTCACCGCGATTGACGACGTGCCGGTGCCGCAGCCCGCCAACGAGCAGCAGATCGAGGCTCTGGTGGGGCGCCTTGGCGATGCCGGGATCGCCGCGGTCGGCCAGGCGCTCGCGGAAGCGCAACCGACCGCCTCCGAGGTGGCGGCCGCGGCGGGAAACTGAGCCGGCACCCCGATCTGGTGGACTGTCTTTACCTGGTCAGGAACGGGGTGCCGTTCGACGTGGCGTTCTGCCTGTCGCCCGTGGAGCGGCTGGCGTTCGTGGTGGCGATCGGCCGGCTTGACGGCAACGAGTTCGATTTCCGGGCGATGCGGTGGAAGGAACGCAAGGCGTGAACGAGGCTGACAACGACGCCGGTGGAGGCGCGGCCGCGGACGTGGGCCTCGCGCTGCTGCTGGGCGGGGGCGTTGCGGACGCGATCGCAGGCGTGGAGGCGACGCTCGCGACGGTCCAGGGTGCGGCCACGCGGGTCTTGGCCGGACTTTCGCGGGTGCAGGCGGTT